GACATCATCTAGCAATTCTACGAAACGATCGCACCAGGTGCATTCGACGATGTGCTGCTAGATGATGTCCGCGCACTCTTCAACCACGAGGCAGACATGATCCTCGCACGGTCAAAGAACGGTGAAGGGACACTCACGCTTGGCATCGATGACGTGGGTCTGACCTACATGTTTGAGGCACCGGACACGCAAGTCGGTCGCGACCTTCTTGTCTCTCTTCGACGCGGTGACATCGATCAAAGCTCGTTCTCTTTCACCGTCTCAAAGGACGGACAAAGTTGGGTGGAATCCCGCGACGAGAACGGCGCTACCGTCTTCGAGCGCACCATCAACAAAGTGTCACGCCTCTACGATGTCTCGCCGGTGACCTACCCGGCTTACGAGGACACCGAGGTCGATGTCCGCTCGATCACCACTCTCATCAAAGATTTTCAACCAGAGGAAACGCCACCACCGGCACCTCTTGAAAACCACTCCCTAAGTCACTGGCAGCGACGGTGGGGCATCAGCAAGCCTGCCGTCTAACCAAACAAAAATACGACTGCTGTGAAGCAGACGCCCACCACATGAAACTAAAAGAACTGCAAGAAAAGCGCGGCTCGCTGATGAAGCAAGTACGCGAAATCCTCGACTTCGTCGGGACTCAAAACCGCTCACTAACCGCTGACGAGGAAACAAAGATCCGCGCCATGGAAGGTGACATCGACGGACTCACTGCATCGATCGACGCAGAGGTCCGCCAAATGCAACGCGAAGGCGCAGCACGCAGCACTCCGGTGTTGAATGCCGGCGAACAACGCGATGTCAACACGTTCGATTTTAACAAGGTCTTGAACCACCTCTACCGTTCCGCAAAAGGCGGTGCCACAGTCATCGACGGCATCGAGGCCGAAATGATCCGCGAGGGCGAAACAGAAGCTCGTTCCGCAGGCATCAGCGCCGGTGGCATCCTGCTACCGCGTCTCCTGGTCCGCCGTGAAAACCGCGACATGACCGCAAGCGGCACGACTACCACTACTGGCGACCAAGGCGGCATGACCGTACAAGTTGAGAAGCGTGGATTGCTTGACGACTTCTTCAACTCGTCCGTAATGCGTCTAGCAGGTGCCACGGTGCTTGAAGGACTCACTGGCAACCTCGACTTGCCACGCATCATCGCTGGCACAGCGGCCGCAGGAAAAGCAGAAAACGGAACCTCCGACGAAGTGTCGCCGACGACCGCCATGCTACAACTCACGCCTAAGCGTTTGCCAGCATACATCGACATCAGCGAGCGCTTGTTGCTTCAATCCTCAGTTGCCATCGAGACGATCCTTCGCGGTCACCTCGCTACGCAAATGGGTGCCACGCAAGAAGCGGCATTTTTCCACGGCACCGGCACCAACGAGGCCAATGGTATCGCTGGAGCCTCTGGCATCGGATCTGTTGTTGGTGGCACTAACGGCCTTGCACCTAGCCTTGCAAGCCTGATCGCGCTTGAAACTGCAGTGGATACCACCAACGCATTGCTTGGCAATCTGGCCTACGTTTCTAACGGTCAGATTCGCGGCAAGCTCAAGGGTACGCCAAAGGTCGCTACCACCGACAGCCGCATGTTGCTCGACAGCGACGGCCTCGTGAACGGCTACACACCGTACTTCACGAATGCAGTGAGCCGGACTCTTACCAAAGGAACCAGTTCTCTCGCATCGGCGATTTTCTTCGGCAACTTCGCCGATTATGTCGTCGGTTACTGGGGTGGTGTTTCCCTCGAGATGGTCCGCGACAAGACCAACGCCATTACCGGCATCTATTCGCTCGTCGCTTCGACCTACTACGACGGCGGTGTTGTCCGTCCGAAATCGTTTGCGGCGCAGCTTGATGCGCTCGGTGCTTAATTAACACCTACTAGGTGGATCGGGTAACACCGGTCCACCTTTCACTTTCCTATATGCTAGTGCAATTTGTCAGAACCGTATGTGTGCAGGGCATCCACCGTGAGCAAGGCTCAGTGCATGACATGGACCACCTCGCCGCCGCAATCGCGGTGGCAGACGGCGACGCTGTTGCATTCATTACCCCGGCGAAATCACAGCGCGAAACCGCTGCGGCAAAGCCCAAAAAAGAAAACGCCTCGCTAAATGTCTGACCCGTTCTATACCCCGCCTCGCACACAGCGGCCGTTCTATACGCTGATCACGCCGCCGACCACTGAGCCAATCTCGGTCGAGCAGGCATCAGCGCATCTACGGGTGGATTCCGAGGACGATTTAACGTACATCGAAGCGCTCATCGGCGTGGCCCGTGAGTACGTCGACAACGTCACCGGCCGCGTGGCCATGCACAGCACCCACCAGGTCAGCGCCAATTCATGGGTCGGACTGACAGGTCCAGAGTTTCTCGACACCGTCAACCTGTACAGGTCGCCGCTCACCTCGGTGAGCCACGTCAAATACTACCCAAGCGGATCCAATGTACTAACGACAATCTCATCGGCAGACTACCGCGTCATCACCGGCTCGCTGCCAGGAATGGTGCAGTTTGTCATCGACCTGCCAACGGTCGAGGACCGGGTCGACGCAATCCAGATCACCTTCACCGCTGGCCAGACAGTCATGTCGGCCGTCACACCAGGACAACGCCACGCGGTCCAGTTGCTCACCGCTCACCTATACGAAAACCGTGTGCCAGTTGTCATCGGTAACATCACCGCCGAGCTACCCTACTCACTCAAGGCACTCATCGAGCAGCAGAAAATAGGAGGGTGGTTTGTATGAACCCGGGCAAGCTCGACCGCCGCGTCGTCATCCAAGTGCGCGTCTTTTCCAAGGACGCCACCGGATCGAGAGTCGAGACATGGTCTGACCACGCCACGGTGTGGGCCGAGTTGGTCACCGCGAAAGCCAAGCCAAACGAGGTAGACATCGCCGACGCCGACCGCGCCACAGAGGTCCAGCAATTTCGCATCCGCTACAGGACGATCACCAGCACCGGCTACAGACTGCTATACCGCAGCAAATTTTTTAACATCACCGGCATCACCGAGGAAGGACGCCAGGCGTCTCTCCTCCTCGACACCGTGACCTATCAATCGCTCTCCTAATGGCTACCCTACAATCACTCGCCATCGAGAAGAAGAAGTTCAACGACCTCTTGCGGGAGATTGACGCACTACCCAAGAAGCTACGCAAAGGTGCCGAGCTATCAGTGCTTCGCGCTGGTGCGGGACTTATTCGCAAATCTGCCAAGATTTTCGCGGCCAGAAGTAAAGACTCAGGCGCACTTAGTAAATCCATCGCAGTGACCATCACAGGAAAAACTGGCAGCAAGACAGCTCGTGTCGGACCGCTAAAAAATTTCAAAATGACGGTGACTAGAACATGGCCTGAAACAATGAAGAAGGGACGTGGTGATGATCCTGATAGAAAATATAGCATGGAAGCGAATCCGCAAAGATACTCTCACCTAGTTGAGTACGGCACCAGCAAGACACCGGCACAACCATACATACGCCCGGCGATCGATGCGACGCAAGAAAAGGTGGCTGGTGCCATGGCGGCACAGCTCGACCTCTACCTCACCCGCATTCTGGCGAAATCATAATGAGCTACCAATCAGACATCTATGATGCAGTGGTAGCAGGTGCCACCCTCTCGCCGCTCATCGGCAATCGGTTCTTCTGGGACATCGCCGACGGTGACGCAGTGGCACCATACATCGTCGCGCAGACGGTCAGCACCTTGTCGGAGAATACCAACGACGGCAACAGGTCACTATCCTTTCCGCTCATCCAGTTTTCTATATGGGCGAAGACCAAGGTGTCGGTCATCGCAATCACGGCGGCACTCAAGACCGACATCGAGGGCTTCACACTCCCCGGCTCAAGCAGCACCTCACTATCATTCTCATCGTCCAACTCGACCTACGAAACCGACACGAAGCTATATGGCGAACTTGTGGAATACCGAGGTCATTCACTCACCAACTAAACTAACAATAAAAAACTGACTGCTGTGAAGCAGACATCAAAAACATGGCTAAAAGCAAAGCATTCGGCACCATAGTCTCGGTCAACGCCACGGCTATCACAGGCATCAATGACATCACGCTCTCCGGAGCCGAGGTGCCATTCATCGACATCACCACCAACGACTCCACCGCGAAGGAATTCGTGGCCGGACTCATTGACAACGGCACACTTGAACTAACAGGCAAGTTTGACAACCTCTCGGTAGGTCAGGACTACCTCCGAGCCAACACCGGGACAAGCAAAGCATTCCTCATCACTTTGCCAAGCACCGCGACCATCGGATTCAACGCAGTGATCGGTGCCATGAATGAATCGATTTCATTTGAAGGCACAGTTGATTTCTCGATCTCATGCAAAATTGACGGTGTTAAAACCTACTCCGTTTAATCATGGCCTCCATGACCATAGCGGGTGAGCCATTCGACATCCAATGGACCAATGCGTCGGCGCGACTCATGCGCCTGCGCTTGGCCGACATCGGATTCGATTGGAACCGAGACACCAAGGGCGAGCGACTATCGTCCGCTATGGTCAAGATCGCCTGGGCATTGCTACCCTACGACGACTTCGTGAAATTTAAAACTCACGAGGACATGTACACCAGCATGACCGACAAAGAGGATGAATCGTTGTTCGCGGCGGTGGGTGAGATATTCAAAGCGATGTCGACCACGGCTGAAAAAAAAAGCACCTTGAAGAAATCGCCTTCGCAAGAATCGAACTCGGACTGACCGAGGCCGAGTGGGAAAACATGCACCCAGACTGTGGCAATGCCTATATAAAAGTCTGGACCGAAAAACAAAAGCGCGACGAATACCGAGTCGCCAGTGTGCAACTCACCATTGCACAGTCTCAAGGGATGAAACTACGAAACGGCCGCAATCTCGAACTCCGAGATTTCCTACCAGAATATGCCAAGCCAGAAAAAAGGTGCAGTATCACTGCAATGGAAAACGAAGTGAAGCTCGCATTACTCAAACAAAAGATCACCAAGTAAATGGCATCCAGAAGTATAGGTAGCATCTACGCCAGTCTCTATCTCCGCGATAAAGACTTCAGCAAGGGATTGAAAAAGGCACGGGCAGATGCGTCATCATTCAACTCGACCATCGCGTCTCTCGGCAAGAAGGGACTCGCTGCGGCCGGACTGTCATCGCCGTTTGTCACCATGGGTGCCGCCATCAAGAGCGCCATCGACCAGGGCGGTGCATTGCAGGACATGATGACCAGGACAGGTGCTGCCGGTGAGGGGTTGGTCATCATGCAGACAGCATTTCAGAATGCTGGCCTTGCGGCTGAGATGGTACCAGATGCGCTCAACAAAATGCAGAAAGCACTGGCAGGCGTCAACGAAGACGGCGACCAGACAGCAGGGGTGTTTGCCCAGCTCGGACTTAGCGCCGAGGCACTCACGGCCATGGATCCAGCGAAAGCATTTGAGGCCATCGCCAAGGCAATTACATCCATCAAAGATCCAACAACCAGGACCGCTCGAGCAATAGATTTATTTGGCAAGGCTGGAGGTAAGGCGCTTACAGTCCTGAACGATCCAAATGCATTTTCCCAAGCGACAACACAAGTCGGAGGATTAGGCAAAACACTAGCAGAAAACGCAGCGGCTCTTGACAACATTGGCGATTCTTTTGGTCAGCTACAGATAAAAGTTTCTCAACTAGCAGTTGGTTTCACAGTTGGTCTGATACCTGGACTTGAAGCAACGGCAGAATCATTAAACAAATTAGATCTCACAGATACAGGAACAGCCATTGGTGAATATACAAATGTGCTGCTTAATTTTGCCTCTTCTTTAAAAGGAGTCACAACTCCTCTTGATGGATTTATTGCTGCTTACGCTGCTTTTAAAGAATTAACTGGTGATTCTAAAGGCACAGAACTGCCATCGAATCTTACGATTGGAGCTGACGGCAAATTGTCCAAAAATAAACCAGATCCAATAAACTCAAATCCAATCGAAAGAGGTCCGGCAATTGGCAACGAGGCATTGAATAAAACGGTTGAGATGATAACGAAATCGATTGGACCAGAAATGGACAGGTTGAAAGCCAGAAAAGAATATCTTGCGACATACAAAGAAGAGTCTGACCTACTCAATGCAAAACTTAGCGGAGACGATAAAGCAGTCAAAGCACTTGAGCGTCAGCGCGACATCCGCGAGGAACTCAACAAGATGGCCGAGGCTGGATTCAACATCCAAGACGAGGCCAACAAAAATGCAGCGGCCGCCATCGTCGACGCTCGGATCAAGACCGGTGAAGATCCAAGCACCGCGCCATCGAGGGCGGTGAACTCATACCAATCGCGGGGCCTCAGTCTCGACGGTGCGCCGATGAAAAAGACCGATGCCATGATGCCATTGCTGGCATCGATCAAGGACACACTCAAGGCCGCGCAGAATGGCGGCTTCACACTTAGCTGGTAACATATACATATGGCCGCAGAATCAATCATCACCTACCTCAAACCGAACTACCCGCAGATTGGGGTCACGGCCAGTACCAAACAATCAGACCTCCTGTACATCGGGCCATACGCCACATTGTTGGCAGCAGCACCGGCGGTGGGGGCATCATGGGGCGACTACATTGGCAAGGTCGACACCGCCAAGATCGAACCGATCAGCGGCACCAACCCACTACAGGGCGAGCTTACGGTGACAGTCACCCGGGAGTTTGAAGCCGACGGTGGTGGATCCACAGCAGGCGTGTCGGGTGAGATTTCCTACGAGGTCGAGTGGACAGTGGTGTCGCGGCCGCTACTCGAACATCCAGAATTCCGCACCGGCACCTACACGCTGACCGCCACCGACGGCGAGAAAATCGCGACATGGGAAAACAGCAAGACCGCAGCGAACAGGACGGCACTGAGCGCAGCCGCCGAGAAGTACGCAAAAGCCGTCGACCTGGGAATAGACACCTACGACGACTTTGCGCCCATCCTTTCCAAGACGACAACATTTACCAACGGGCCACCGTCGACATCCACCGCCGGTGCAAAAGAGGGATCAACCCCATCCGGATTCCCCAACGCGCCATCCGGCTACGAGTGGATCAAAAGCGCCGACCGCGCCGTGAAGGCCGGAAAGAAAAACAAGTGGGACCGCACCGAGCAATGGCTCGGTGCAAAGAAAATCATGGTCGATAAAAACTCACTGTACTTCTGATGAAACTGCCAAGCATGCCACAGCGCGGGGGATCTGTAGAGACGACCGTGCGCGACATCATCAACTACATCCGGGCCACGACGGTGACCTCGGTGAACGGTGGTGTGCTGCGCGAGACGCCGAACGGCACCATCATCAACGTGCAGAAGCCGGGTGTTACATCGACAGCGGGAGCATCAACCGCGTGTCCGTTCGGTGAGATCATCACGGTCGACGACGGCACCTACACTCGGGCAATTTCCGGCGGACTGTTCCTGTGCGGTGATAAGAATTTCAACGTCCCGTACCGTGGCATAGTCCTTGCCACCAGCGGATCTTGGCTGGTTAAACTCACGCTGACCGGCATCGACCCAGCGACTGACGACGACGACCAGGTATTCCTCAGCGGCATCGTCACCGCGAGTGGCACACCCGCCTGGGGGACGATCGCCTATACCGGGTCCGAGAGCTACACCAGCAACACCAACCCAGCATCACCGAGCGG